TTAGAGGTCAAAACCAAATATCATTCGATTTCGAGATGTGATAGGCAGCTTTATCGAATATGTACTTGCAACAAACATCTTCGCAACATCGCGAAATAGATTGCTTTTGAACACTAACGAAATATTAGTGTCGCCTCCGATGTCGACAAGTTGACCATCAATGTATAGTTGTGTATTATTCATGATATTACAGTTTCTGTATGTCAACGCTCGGCATAACAATATTGCAATTGAAATCTTGCAAGGTGTTACTTGTTTTTAAATATACGCCTGATTCAATAGTTACATTTATCCAACGTGGCTTATTTTCGTTGTCGTACCCGGCGAACAAATCAACGCGCGGACTTGTTACTACGTCAAGAAGCATATTCCACGTCTCGCTATCCACTAGCGGTGCGCATATCGAAACAATGTCGTTTCGCGAGGATGTTTTGTTTAAACCATATTTCTGCTGAAATCCGAATCCAGGTTCAAACATCAAAAGATTATTTCGATATGATTCGGTACTCGTTATTTTATAGCTTTCGTCGCCGCTTTTGAATAGAAAGTATTGATAAAAGCCCTGCCTATCAATCCATCTTAAATAATAGCCGTTCTTGCAACCGTCTACTATTTTTATTCGCAGCTTAGGCGTGTCGACTCCACCTTGATTATATCTAAAGGTCATGTCAAAGGTGTTGTCGAAAAATCCTTCTATGAAAGCCCCTGTGTGGTCGTTCACAATATAGAATGATTCAGCATTATCGGTGTCTTTATTTAGCGGTACATTCCATATACCACGCTCGGGTGTCTCAATGAATCTAGACGGCGCGCCGTCTTTGCATAACACGAGCGAGCCACCTCCTAATGTGTATAAGCTGAATGTGAATGGATAACCTCGGAACCATGTCAAATTGCGAGATCTATTGAAAATTTCGCCGCCCAATCTCAACGCTCCCCAAATGAAATTAGAAGTAAACGTATATGTATTAGAATTTTCTTGTAAGGTTCTTACTTTTACATGAAACGTTATTTGTCGCTCCATGTCTGTTATTGAGGCGTGCTCATAGTCTACTACACCTATTTGCACATCACTAAATAACGATTGTATATATTCTTGTAAATCTATGCTGCATGATTTTTCGAAACCCTCAAAAGAAAGTTTTACACGCTTATCTTGATAGACTATTGTGATATCCATACCGTGCACCTCTGCAATGTCTGGTACAACGCCAACGTTAGTCGCTGATAGTATATAAGGATTAAAGGCAAATGCAATCTCGTCTGGATATCGTAATAGATATTGATTTTCTGTATATTCTCTCATTCTTTGATATTGTTTATTTTAATACTCTCCTTTAGCTCTACCTGCAAGAAGCCTTTGATTAATTCTCTTATTTTCTCGATTGTTCCCGGTATGAGGTTCGAATAAATATCGTTTCGTCCACCGTTGCGAAACAATAGCGTGCCTTCTCTACGTATCTTTCTAGCAATTAAATATGCTAGTCTCATATCGCCTCGCTCTTGCGGTGTGTATTTGTGCTGTCGATTAGTAACATATGGAATTGGCGTGCTGTGAATGCCTTTTGCTTTCATCCATTTATAAATAATCTGCACAAAACCGAGAGGAGTCTCTCCGGGCTTGCGGCCCAACTCTAGATTGTCGAAATCTTTACGACCGTATAGCGAGCCTTCATTTTCCGAAACCTCAACTCTTAAGCTCTCGATAGTTTTACCACTAGCTCGCTGATCAGCGTCAATGTGATTATTAATAATGGCTTGTCTCAAATTACATAGCTCTTCTTCCAGTACTTTTTTAATTTCCTCACGTATCATAGGCAATTTCCTGCAAAGTCTTTAACGGTGAGTTCAACAAACACGCCTGTAAAATATGAGCTCGCACTTTCTAATATAGTAGTGTATTTCACATCTCCATCGATAGGCTCGAAATATCGGCTGTCATTCATCGCTTTAATAAACTTTATTGCTGTCTGTTTCATTCTACTATAGACTTGCTCGTTATCGTCGCCGTTTGCATCTCTAGTAACCTTATCAATAAACGCTATCGCGATATTCTCGCTATCTTTCACGCGTCCTTTTGAAATTTCGAGAAAGCCTCCCGGAGGTAACAGGCATATTATTGCTGGTAACGAAACTCTATCAGCGACCTCGGCCGCGCCGTTCCAATCTTCGAATATGTAGCTGTATTCCAAGAAGCGTTTCTTCGCTATCTCTCGTATTCTATTTTCTATGCTGGTCTTCATAAACTTTTGCTAGCCGTCTTTTATATTCGTCTCTCTTGTTATCTATCTCTAGACATTTATAAACTCTCATCCATGGGACTTTCGTAACTTCTTCGTGGTCGGTTATTCTCATGCGCTGCGCGAACCAATCGATAAGGCCGAACATGCCGAAATTGAGATTATAAATACCTGCTCGCTCCTCTTCTGGTGTTGGCTTGCTTTTCACGCTATCGAATAGCGCATTGATGGTTTTTATTTTGCTTATAACCCATCCACAAAAACGAACCACTTGCGTTGCTGGCGTTTTATCGATTTCTATCTTACTCATATTCAATAAGACTCGACAAGTCGTATAAAACATATCTCTACCGTCTTTGCATTCGGATAATTCGACGAGCTGACCTATTGTCACGCTATCCAAGTTTGCTGGAGTTTTTATACCGCCTACAAACATCGGTCGAGATAGTTTCTCTAGTTGAATTTTATCAGTATCGCTGCTTATCTCTGCACGAACAATCCATTCTCGAAAAGTCATATTTGCATTCATGATGTTGTTAATCTAAAGAGTTATAATGCGCTTTAGCTCGACCTGTTCTTCTAAGATTGAGCTTGGAAAGAGCAAAATATCGTGTAGAATCTATCGCATGATTAAAAGCATCTACCGGCACATTGGTTTTTCTTCCATCTCGGTCGCGTTTCCATTTGTAAGATTGTAACTCTTCGATAAGACCGAGCGAGCGACGTGTGACATTCCAGGTGTATCGATGTAACACATCTATGCCCACGCTGATACTGTCTGCACCTTTCGAGGCTGCGACTATCCACAAGCCAGTATTCCGTATTTCTGCTATACTTTTAGGTTCTGCGCTATCAGCAATAATCATGTCTGCTCGCGTCACACCCGCTTCCTTTGCCTTTTTAGCTATTTCCGGATTTGTCAGGCCGGTTTCGTATATAAGCAAATCCGTCCATAACTCGCCGTGTGCTAGAATGTTATGAGTTAATGCCGTTGGGTCGTTTGTGAAGCCGAAGTCCAATCCGTAACCGTGTACTTTCCAGCTACTGCGCTCTGGTAACTCGTCGACAATTTTAAAGTCCGGGAAAATTACACCTGTCAGTTTACCCGTCAATCCACGCGCGTAAACTTTCCATAGTTCTTTGTCTTCGATATTCTCGATACGCTCGTGTTCTTCTTTTGAAAGAAAAGGATTGCCGCGATGGTCTGAAATTATCATTTTCACATCCTTGCGGCCTTTCACTTCATTGTGCACCCAGAACCGCTCTGAAGGGTTATAGTCAATATAGATTTTTTTGCGAGTCCGAATTGAAAGTTGCCAATAGATGTCGTAACTGACACCGTTTGCCTCATTTATAAATAGGTAATCGCGCTTACCGTTTTTTGCATCTTGAGCATCTTTGTAACTTTTGAACTCGACGATTGAACCATTTCGGCCTATTACGAAATGGTCACTTTCGTTGAACTTGAAAAACTCCGTCAACCAATCATTTGCGCCTACTATCATTTTCATGTCGCGAAGTGCTCCAACTTTTAAGTTCGGTAAATCTTGACCTGCGATTGTACAAACGCATCCGGGGTCGCTCAACGCATAGAAAATCATTATCTGTACAATCGTGTACGTTTTACCAGAAGACGTGCCGCCTTGGTTAACGAAAGTTCGATATCTCGAATCTGTGTTAGCTTCAAATAGTTGTCTGATAGTTTTAAAAGGCATCATGTCACATTTACCTCGCTTTCATCTTCAACAGGCGCTACATCTGCCTCGACGAAGCCGATTTGTATTTTGTTGTCAACGTTCGCTCGAACATCTACGTAGTTTTGATTAATAGCTCGTCGTTCGTCATCGTCGCATACTATACGATAACTAGCTATTAGCGCGGCTGCATTTTCGCTGTCGCTCATTTTCTTGCGTATTCGTCTCACTGCTTTGCGTCTGTTCGCGTACAGCAGTTCTATTATTTCGTTATAGTCTAGAGAGTCTTTCGGGCACCAGTTATAAAAAGTCTGCCTGGAAACACCCATCGCAGGAACAACGTCCGCGATGAAGTACAAATCTTCATTTTCTACAATAACAGACTTTACCTTTTTGATTCTGTTTCTTTTCTGTCGCTCTGTGTACATGTCTCTATTTTGTAATTACGTCAACTTTGCACAATGCAAAGTATCTACGCGTCGATAATACAACAAAGATATATAAAACCTTTGTATTTGTCACATTTTGACGAAATTTGAGAGAGTGCGCTTTCTCGAGCTCTATTAGCAAATATTCTTGGAGGACACCGCTAAATGTTAAATCTTAGTTAAATACCGTATTTTGAGAAAATACATTTGCGCATTTCGGGATAAAGGCTTACTTTTGCTAACAGAAATAACAAACATAATTCATCAACAACATTAAGCCCTCGACATCACGGTTAAGTCAGTAATATGAGAAATCTAAAAGAAATTGCAAAAGAGAATGGTTTAGAAGTTATCAACGTTGGAACATCGTACGGCGTGAAAGAAAGCGAAGCGATTGTAGGCTTCAAATCTTTAAAAGAAGCACAAGAACTCGCAGACAAAGAAAACATGGTAATTCAAATTTTCAAAAACGAGAACGGTACATCGAACTGCTATACAGAATATAGTAATAGTGTTCTAGACGATTTCGACATCTTCCAATCTTACAAAGAGAAATACACAGTATTTACAAATGAAGATGTAGAGCACTTTCAAGAAGTAGATATCGACGAAAGAATAGAAGATGGAGAATTTGCAAATGAAAGTGAGCGCGAGGCATGGTTAAAGGAAATGCACGAAATCAAAAATCGCATTGCGAATCTCAAAGATGATGAGTTTATATATCTCGACAACGATGGTAATTATAGCGAGGCAATGTCTAAAACAGCAACAGACAACACCGACGAGTTCGGAAACCACTTTATAATCGGTGTTACTTTTGAATAACAAAAAAACAATTAGAGAGCGCTACATCAAATAGCGCTCTCTTTATAATTGAAATGATATGAAAAAACTATCAGTACTACAAGCAGCACACGAACGCGGCGTAAATCTAAGCGAAGTAGCAAACAAAATAAAAATCTCTCGACGCGCGCTTTGCTCTAGAATAAACGGCAATCCGAAGCTAAACAACTTGTATGAGATTGCAGAAGCTATTGGATGTGATATAACCGATTTGTTTAGATAGCGACTTTATTTTCGTTTAAATCGAACCTCCAGCTTGTAGTAATTGCTACATGCTGGAGGTTCTGACGATTTATAACTCTCTTATAAATCGTCTATTATGTCAAATAGCGTCGGGGTTGTTCTGTTTATTTCAGCCTCTCTCAAATACGTTAGACCATCTTTCCAATAGTCAAAGTTGAGTTCGGTCGAAAGACCTTTACGCCCTAGCTTCACTGCGCAATAAGGCACAGTTTGAATACCTCCGAACGGGTCGAAAACGACTTCGTGACTTATTGCCATCTTTTGTTTCTAAAAGTCGTTTAAAATTAAAATGTAGTGTATTGTGTGAAAATGCAATCTGCATATACTTACATGTTTTTCATTGTTCTTTATTTACATTTCATCTTCTGATATTTTGCAGAATGTCAAGAAAACATTTACTTTGCCATCAAAATAATATTCCTATGAGAAAATATAGCGAAATAGCGAAGTATGACGCGGGCGCCAGGCAATACGAGCGAGAAAAATATAATGATGACGCCTTGGATAAAAGTCTAGAATTGATGGAAAACTTGAAGTCGACACAGAATGACGTTATGTTGGCTTCAAGCAAGACGTTAAAGGAATTGCAAGACTTACATATGTTATCTAAAGAATTACATGAGAATTCCTCCAAACTCGCCCAAAAATCATACAATATGAATGTCTACATTCTACTAACATCTATCATTGCGCTGCTAATTTCTTTAACTACTTTGATAATAAGTCTTTGCTAAAATTAGCAAAGACTTAAATCTTCTATATTTTCCTCCCACATATCGCCCTCATTACCATCAAAATCTAGATATACCGTTCCTTTATTCGGGTCTGCGTTTAGTGTGGAGAACAACCCTACAACCACCATGGGGAACTTGGCGGTTTTATCACAGACGATATCACCTATTTTTAAATCCGTTATTTTCATTTTCAATGCTTTTATAAAAAGTGATGTATTCTTTATCTGAAAACAGAGGTTTATATCCTTTTCGTTTATACCAATTAGCTGTGAACTTATCTTTTGCCGCAGCCAATGATATTACACTTACTCCCATTTCCTGTGCTACTTTTTCTGCTTCTTCAAGTAGCATATTTCCATAGCCTTTTCTTCGATGCTTTTCCCCGACACTTAGATTGTATATGCAACCACAAGATTTTATATTTTCGTCTATAGATACGGAACAAACTCCCTCTCCGCCACTTGTCATTATCAACATGTAGTCTTCTGCACGATGATATATAAAGTCTTTTTTCATTCCTCGCCTCCTTTCAGAAGTTCGGGGTTATCGTGAATATTTCCAATTACAGTTACGTCGTAATCGCGCATTACACCCCCTATATCATCGAAGTAAGTTGCTTTGCTGCTCAATTCATCTTGGAACCTGAATGAGCCGTTGAACCATATTACCATAGCTTTTAGTTCACTGCCAATGGTTACAATATCCCCCTCGTAGATATCCTTTCCGTTCTTATCTTTCAACCCCGTGTATTGGCCGATAGTGTCAGGATGCACAGTATAGAGATTATAAGCCTCTTCCCATGATGTCGGTACACAGACACTGATACAAGGCGCATTACTCGGTGCCGTTAGCCCATAGTTGAACAAATGCCCGTAAAGCCATTCGGCTGTGCCGATAGACTTTCCCCTGAATAATATTTCTCTTTGTATCATAATTCTAATGCTTGTTTAATTCGTTGTTTATACATTTCCTTTGCATACGCTTTTGCTTCTTCGATAGTCTTAAAACCAATCTTTGCAAAACCTTTATTACTGCATAATTCTATATCTTTAGGATCAAACCATTCTTGAATTAGAAACTCTTCTAATGGTTTATGCGCTCTGCACACATTAATATATTTTGCATATCCACTATATATGTCAATATCCTCCCACTCTAACTCTACCGCGTTTTCTACCACACTCTCGCTTTCCTGCGTTGAAAGCGGCTTCAATATCGGCTTCGGTGAAGACTTCGTGTCCATCAAATTGGGTTTCATTTCCAATTAGTCTGCCTTGCAATCTTGCAAGGGCATACTCTTTTGCTAAATCTTTCTTTTTCATAAATCTATTAATTTTAATTCAACACAACATTTGTCGATTGCCTCGCCATAAAGGGAAGGTGCAACTCCTATGCGTGTATCCTCAATGGCAAATTCACTCATCCCCATCGGAGGATTGAAAAGCATTTCAACAAAAGATACATTAAGGTGCTTCATCGTCGACTTTAAAATACTTACATACACGGCAAGCATATACGCGTCGCCAACCTTAATAACAGCTTTTCTGTCAACGATTTTCTTTCCCGTTTTTCGTGTAATTTCGGACTTAATTTCACCCGTTCCGTCACATATAGGGCAATCATATAGACACTCGTGGGTGTGCAAGTGATTGTCTGTGTATTCCCAATACACCTCACCACTTCCATCACACTCCTTACATTTCACTGCATCTTGGACAATAATTTCCTCATCGACTTTCGGGCATTCATCCAACGCCTTGTTTATTGCACCAATAGTGATTTTCTTTTTGCATGGGCATTCTAATGTAGGGAGAGATAGTTCTCCCTTGGGGTATTCACCAACAAGTCTTTCGGGTTTTATTCTGATAAGGATATGCCCGTTCGTGCTCCACACCTCGTTGTATTTCGTATTGAAAAACGGTGCTCTTAGTAGGGAGCGATATTCATTTTTATCGCAAAACGTTGATAGTAGTTCTGCTTCATTCTTTATCTTCATAGTTTTCTTTTTATCCATAGTTTTAATTTGATGATTAATTTCACTCACACAATCCATGATACAAACTCATGCAGCTATAACCACCCTCGGGCTCAAACATATCAAGCTCTGCATCATTACGGTTCACATACTTGAATACCTCTTGCACCGTTGGGTATTGACCATTGGAACAGAAGCGGGCGGGAATGTATCCAGGTGAAAAGAAAGACGAGCCTTTCTCTGTCTCATCTTTCATTCTCCGCTCCGCTTCTACCAATCGTTGCGCCGCCCATTTGTCCTTTGAAATCAGTTGCACTTCACGTTTCCTGCACATAATACACGGAAAGCAACCAACACGTGAAAAGCCTCCTTCATATAAAGGATTTGGACGCTGACCGTTTGCGAGGATATAATCTATTACCTCTTGTGCAGACCAATGAAAAATTGAGCGCAGGACACTCGCATCGTGTGTCTTGCACCATTCGATCACGGCTTTCTTGTGATATAACCCTTTCACTTCGTCGTTGAAATACTCTTTGAAATAAGAGCATTCTACATTATAGCCTGCACGTGCCTTGCTTTCCTTAGCTCTAATGCCCTGAATGATGATAAAACTCTCATCTTGTGAGAGAATATAATCTATCATCGGAATTACTTTCAGTTCCGAGGTGCAGAACCGACGCTGTGATGATGGGAAACGTCCTCTCTTGATACTCATATCCACGAAGTCTTTATACTTCTTGCTTTTGAGTGTAACTAACTCTACGCCTAATAGCTCGCAGACATTGTGAATGTGCTCGTAGGTTACAGGATGTTCCCAGCCTGTATCGCAAAAGCAAGCTGTAATATATTTCGCTCCGTATTCTTTTACGGCCTTTATCAGGCAGGCTTGACTATCCTTGCCTCCGCTGAATTGCACTAATACTTTCATCTTTAATCTACCTTTTCAAAAGTATATGTCACTACCCAGGGATTATGCTCCCATGTGCCTTTACCACTTATCCGGTCAATGAGATATTCAAAGGCTTCGCGTGCCGTAAGGAAAGCAATTGATGACGCTTCTTCATTTTTAGAGAGAAAGAATATATTCTCATTGTCACAAAATTGCCAAACACCCTCACGCAAAATGCCATCATCCGAAATGTTTTGTAAATGGTTCTATCTTAACATCGGTAATTCTGATGTGGTGGGGCATCAGGTCGGCACGGACAAACATTTTGTTCTTGTATCCGGCGGAACTCTCACATGTATGTTCACACCATTCCGGGGCAACATATCCGCTTTCATTGAGGGTATGATATGACTGCGCTATTGCTACTATTTCACCAACCTTATATGGCAGATGTTTCTCTGTTTCTTGCCAATTGCCAAGCGGTGTACCCTCTTTCAATATTCGCCTTGTCATTGTTTTTGTTCTGTTCAACACCGCCTGGGTGAGATTGAACTTATCGTTGAACATTATTTTCTTCATCACCTATTCGTTCTCTTCGTGAAACTTTCTCAACGCTTCTTTCACCACCACGGCGGCTTTCTCGGTTTGCTCTCGGGTGCGGAAAAAATTAAAAAGTTTCTGCAATTCCCTATCGAAATCATCACCATTGAAATGCACACTCGTAATTTTACAATTTTGGTTAACGAAAAAGTAGGTTTCTCCATTCGTTGGTTCCCATTTGATTTTTACAACGCGCTTTTCCTGAGCGTCCCATCGTAGCCCTTGCTCTTTCAGTTTGTCGAAAAAGTATTGTTTTTCTTCTTCGGTGGCAAGGCGAAAAGAATCTATTCTCCAGTTTGCATCCGAAAGGCGCCTCGTGTTGTAGCGAGTGTAAAAACCGTCTTTTCCTTGCATAGACTTAAAAATTACCATCGTGTCATCAAACACCGAATGAAGCACATCCCCATCTTTGAACTCTTCTTCCTGTTCTTCTTCTTTTTCAATAACAATCTTGTTGCCATTGATGATAGCCTTACATCCCTCGGGAATGGTGATGCGGTCGCCTTTCTGTAATTCTACTTTCATTTTGATTCTATTTTTCTTTGTTTTCTGAATCTCTTTCCAATGCTTGAAGATTGAAAAGTTCTATTGTTTTAAATATCTCATACGCCACTTGCGGAACCCACGAATTTCCTAACGCTGCGATTGATTTATCTCTCCATTTTGAGAAAGAAATGGAGAGGTCAGCCACTCTAAAGGGTAACCCATCATTTCCGTTACATACAGGGGATTGAGTAGGAAAATCTCGGAAGTCTGGAATATTTGTCGCCTTTTCTTCATCTTGGGAATAGGAAGCATCTTCGAACATGCTAGAGCTGCAAGACCGCTTCTTAGTTGCGATTTTGAGCTGTATGTGATTTTTCGTACAGAACCTTCCATTGCGCTTGGTGTCGGAAGCAAGGATAATTTCACGAACTCTGTTTTGTCCTTCTTGTTGCACACTTTCAGTCCTTGTGTCTGTACGGTGGGCAATAATCCAAACGCGGTCGCGTCGATGTGGCGCACCGACGGCACAAGCCGGAATAACAATCGGTTGGACCGAATATCCCGCACATTCAAGGTCTTTGCAAATGACGTCGATTGTGAATTGATGTTCAGCTCTGTATATTTTATTCTCTTCAAACAAATAGTCTGCGCGTCCCATCTCAACGTTCTGACTGGGCTGAACCATGCTGATGATTCCAGCAACATTTTCACCCACGACCCAAGTGGGCTGAATTTCGCGTATTGCTCGTAACATTTCTGTCCAGAGATAGCGGTCATCTTCCGCGCCTCTTCTTCTACCCGAGACGCTGAATGGTTGACAGGGAAATCCGCCTGTGAGAACATCGATGCGTTCTCGCCATTTTGAAAAATCTGTTTTTGTGATGTCTTCATAACTTATTGAATTTGGAAACCAATATTCTAACACTTTACGCGGAAACTCGTTTATCTCGCAATGAAACGCGTTTTCCCATCCCATCCAAGACGCCGCAAGCTCCGCACCTCCGATGCCGGAGAATAATGATGCATGTATCATTAAAATTTTAATTATTTGTTTGTTTTTATTCTTGCAGCTTTTTAGCTGGTGAAAATTTGATATTAGCGAGTTCTTGTATTCGTGAGAGACGTTTCTTTCGCTCCTCCTCCGGGAGAGTCGATATATACTCCTCGTAGGTGACTGCGTTTGCCTTTGCCGATTCGTTTTGTTTTTGTCTTAGTTCGTTTTCATGCCGAGAATACATGTTGTTTCGCTCTCGGCGAAACTCGCGTAACGCCTCGGTAATAATCAGCGGGTCGACGCTGCCGTAAAATCTACCAAATACACCGTCTTTGAACTGCGAAAAGAAAAGCATTATCTCGGTAACTTTGAGGTGCGCCGATGTTCGCATGATGCTGTAAGCGCATTCTTCAAGCTGATGAGTAGACATTTTTTCTCTACAGTTGCAGTATTCAGCTAACTCTGCTAGCTGAATAGTTAACCATGCCGCAAGACTTTCTCCACCATAGGCTAATCCTACCGCCTGCAACGTCGGGGCTTTTCCGAAATAGCATCTTTCCGGATGTAGGCAAAATACTCGCTGCTTATTAGGCGCAAATGTCAGTTCAAAGTTTTTGCGATTACCATAAGCAGATAAGCATCTATTTACCTCGGCGTGCATCGGCTTCTGCATGCAGACGGTCGACGAGTCGCGAATATTCTGCAAGTCTTTCTGCTTTTGCCTGACTATCTCCTGAATTTGCATAACTATTTGACGTTTTGGCGTTTGCATAATTACCCTCTAACACTTTAGGAAAGTTGTTCGGCCTGAATATCCACTCAAAGCTCGCTATGAACCCCCGACTATTCCCGCCGTTCAGAAACATCGATTCCGCTGCGTTGTCTATAGCCTTGCGCACATTATCGGAGCCGTACTCTTTCAGTCGGGCTAAAAGAAAGTCTTTTCGCCGGCCTCCAAGTTTGACTACACACGGAATCGTTTTAGATTCCATTCGCTGGTTGAAATATTCGAGAATCAATTTCGCTTCGCGTGGCGGCCCGACGTCGGAAATCTCTGTTTCCGACTTATCTTCTGAACGTAGTGAAGAAGATATATATTTACTTTTCTTTTCTTTTCTTTGTGTACTTTTCGCGGAGTAAACTGGGGTTTCTTCGGAGGAAACCGGGGTTTCTTCGGAGTAAACTGGGGTTTCTTCGGAGGAAACTAGGGTTTCTTCGGAGGAAACGCACGTAAATTCATCAATAACTACCTTTCGTTTCACCCTCTGGCAGATTTCTATATAGCGTTCTTGAATACCCTTTGAGGTTAACACCTTATGATTTTCAAACATTCGCAAATCGAATAACCCGAGAGACAAGCAGTTCTTAATCACCTCTTGTATATACACCTCTTCAAAGCCCGTTAACTCCGAAACAATGAAAGGCAACTCTTTATCCCACCGCATGTAGTACCCTTGTTTGTAGATAATACATAGCAGGAGAGCATATACCGATACAGCTTTACCGCCCTGAAACTTGATTAGTTTGCGAATTTTGATATCATGAAAAAAGTCAACATCGAAAGGAAAATATTCTAGACCGACTTTCTTTGGTCGTGCCATCTTGTGTTACTCCTTATCTTTTAGATAATCGTTAATGATATTTTGAAACTCATCCAGCGACCGACATACTATGTATTTATATCCGTCGGATGATATTTGAGTTTGCCACAGACGTTGCGTTTCGCTCTGCCTACCTGCGCGCGTTTTCATTTCGATAAGTAGAGCGTGATACCAGAAATTGCTTTTTAGCAAAATCAAATCAGCAACACCAGGTAAAACGCCTTCAGCTTTGAGCTTCGCACCCGTAACTTTGTCGCGTCTAGCTCCATTAGGAACCGCGAAAAGATTGTGTTTGAGTTTAGGATATCGCAAACGAAACCAGTTCACACATGCGACTTGCATACGATGTTCTTCGTCTGAAAAATGTTTGCGCGAGCCCTTATTTGAGAGCTCGCGCAAAAGGTCTAGTTTGCATCGTTCCATGAATTATGCAGCTTGTTCTATTAAAGGAAGTATTCCTATCTCTTTCAGTGCGTTGTAGAGAAACAATCGGCCTTTTTGTGTCCAGACTGTGCACAAGCGAACATCAGGCCGGCCGTCTCGGTGATAGAAAGTTATTGTATTGCTAGACACATAACCTCTACTCATGAAATTGCTATACAAAATCCACTGACCGTTTACCTTTCGTTGTATACGCATATCATTGAGACGCTTGTTGAAAGCAACTGCACTCATACCATAATCAGACGCTATTTGCGTAGTTGCGAGCGTACTCTTGCTTGACAGTATAAGATTTAGATAGTCGTTGCTCTTTTGCATTTTCGCAATGATTTGCTTTTGCTCATTGTTTGCTGCTTCGAGTTGTTCTATCTGCCTTTTATGCTTTTCGATTGTAGCGGCGGCAACTTTCAGACCGCGAGCCATAATCATTTCAGGAGTGTCGTCCTGTCTCGTGACGAGATATCCTCCAGTAGTGCGAATTTCTTTCAATATAGCTTTGACACCTTTCTTAAATTGCTTTGCAATCGGTTTGCGAGATTGCATAAGAACTTCGTAAAGACCGCTCTCGGTTAAGAACCATACTTGCTGATTTCCACCAGGGGTTAACGATTGGTTAACCCCTTTCTCGTCCTCGTCAACCATCTCTAACATTTTAGTAATGTTAGAGTGTTCAATGATAGACGCTACATCTTTAGCTTTGAACATCGGCTCGTCCGCCGTTCCATACACTGTGAATTGTTGTCCGAGCAATTCGGTTTGTTTTAGAACCGATATTGAATTCGTCATATCCTTTTCGTTTTTCATTGTTCATTTTGAACCACCTCTACGAATGGTGTCTCAACAAGTTGCACAAGTTCATAGTCTGCCATGGAATCCGAGTACAGCCTCTTTATGTAGTTCCTTGCTACATCGATGTCTGCTGCCTGAACCAGATAGACTATGCCTGTGCGTTTCTCTTTACCCGAATTCTCGTCGAGTGCGACGAGTTGCACCTTCGCCTTGAAAAGTTTCTCATCTACCTCGTCTTCGGTGCAAACAAACTCCGCGAAAGATGCCTGCCGTATAGACTTTATGGAAATGTTTGTTCCACCAAAACCTGTTATTTCTTTCACGATTCTCTCTTCAACTTCGGCATAGGTCGCTCCTTCGGCCACGTATTGTTCTGTGACTGTTTTAAACAACCCATTCCCGTCCTGCCCGAGGTAGCGTACGGCCACCTCAAACCAATCTGCTTTCTTACTTTTCATTGTTCTATCTTTTTGTTTATTTCCTAATTTCCAAAGAAGTCTTTTAATTTCTCTGAACCATATTCGCCCTTTGTGAGCTCAATCATCTCACGAATAGTATATTTCTTTTTGTAAGGCTTGGATAGCCGGTTCTCTATAAAGTCTCGAGTGCCCGCGCTGCAAGCTCCTGTGATGGTGCGATATGCAGCTATAGCTTCTTCAAAGATCAGCTCGTCATCAAGTTTCATTTTCTTATATGCCGAGGTGTCTCTGTCGTTAATCTTATAGATAAGGTCGGCGCGTGCTTCTCCTAAAGAATCACCGTGCGCCCAATGCCCCTCGCCGTCTGTGATAAGGTAAGAGTGTTTCTTTTCCCCAATATTGCGTATGCGAAAAACATTGCCATGGCATCTTTCTATGATGGAGAATATTCCATCCGCTTTTATATACTGCTTTCCTCTCCATTCCCACCGAAGTGTGGGATTCCTTGTCCGGGCTATTTTTTGTCTTGCCTCTTGTGATAATTCTTTTACCACATTAATGTGTTGGGAATTCTCTTCCTCAAGGAAGAGGTCTCCACCCACCGTTAGCCCCTCGGGTAAGGAGGTGATGCCAGTGCCGTGGAGGAAGAGGTCTCCACTTACTGTTAGCCCCTCGGGTAAGGAGGTGATGCCAGTGCCGTGGAGGTCGAGGTTTTCTCCGTAATAAGGTTTACCGTCTTTGACGCTCAACCCGCGTCCGGTCTTTTTTGCAAATTCTGCAAGTTGCTCATTCAGTTCTTTGTTATTCATTTTGTCTTGTTTTTATTGTTTCACTTCTTCTCCTGCTCTTCTGCAATCTTAAAACCATGCATGAAAAGCTCGTTGATTGGAGCCTTTTTGGAAATGACTCTTTTACGTTTTTCTGATTTTGATGTCATTACTTTCTAATACTTTACTTGTTTCTTGTGCTAGCTTTCTATCTAGCTTGTCACTTAAATTGCTTATTAGTCGAGCTCGATTATCATCCGCGGGCGAGATACTGTGCTTTCTATAGAAAACTGTTGCAAGCCGCATAAGACGAATCGCTTCTTTTATATCTGTTTTACTTACCTGAATGTTCATTTTTGCTTGATATTAAAAATGATTGTTTCAATTCCTCGAAATATGTTTCTTCGGTCGGAATTTCATCCGATGTTGCCATTATCTCGTTTGCTATACTCTTTTTTCTTTGAATGATATTGTAGAGCGCATTGTCTATGGTGTTACGACCTAGCATGTAGTAACATGTTACGTTACTTTTCTGTCCGATTCTATGAGCGCGGTCTTCGCATTGCTGACAGTCTGCGTAAGTCCAGGGGAATTCAATGAATGCTACATTGCTAGCGGCTGTAAGCGTAAGGCCCACACCTGCTGCCTTAATGCTGCAAATAATTAGTTTGCTTTTCCCTTTTTGAAAACTATCTACTGCTGACTGTTTGCTTATCATGCTGTCGCGGCCCGTAACTGTTACAGCTTTCGGAAACGCCTTTTTCAACATGTCTACAATTTCATGCAGTGAGCAAAATACAATTAGAGATTCGCCGCTTTCCAGGAAAGTGCGAACAAAGTCGCAAGCCTGTTTCACTTTACCTTTTGCTGATAGTGAACGTAAGGTCATGAACTTTACGAGTGCTTCCATTCTCATTTTTCGCCGTATCTCCCAGTCGGTACACTTTTCGTATTCTTTCAGGTATGTTGTCAAGTCGGTTGCAGCTGTCTCGTATTCATCTCGATTAGAAATATCTACTTCTAAATTGCATCTCGATTTGTCTGGTAGTTGCGTGAGAACTTTTGACTTTTCGCGCCTAATTAGACACTCACTATATAATCGTTGAGATAGCTCTGATAAGTTCGTCGGCGTTGGTCGACCGCGCTTTCCGTTAAACTCACCTGTCGTATAAGTGGAAAGAAATCCAGCCGCACCTCCAAAATCATTTAAACGATTCATAATGGATAGTTGAGTAACGAGGTCTTCCGGGTGATTCACAACCGGCGTTCCTGAAAGAAGTATTATCCAATCTTTTCCAGCAGATATGCCTTTCGTGAAAATAGTTTGTTGCGCAGAAGAATCTTTCACTCTATGACTCTCGTCTATAATTATAGACTTGAACATTTTTATTTGCGGACAAAAGACCACATCTTTAAGTCTGAATATCTTTCGGCCGCCTTGAATATCCCATACAAAGAACTTGCGCAAACTTTCATAATTCACGATTGCCATATGATGCATTTTCATTTGCAGCAAATAGGGCCAAGTTGTACGAGTGCCGTTATCTAGAATAAGAGCTTTTTTGTCGGTGAAATTCTCGAATTCTCTTTGCCAATTGATTTTTAGAGAACTCGGACAAATTACCAGGCAAGGATAAGCGTTTGCGGCATTCACAACACCTATAGACTGCAAGGTTTTTCCAAGTCCCGGTTCGTCTCCTATTAGAAATCTCTTTTTCTCAAGTCCAAATGCAATACCATCTTCCTGGTATGGATAAGGCTTGACATTTAAATTATGATGTAATGCGCTCATTTGAATCTATATATTTCTTCAAGCAAAGATTCTTTTTCAGTTCCTCGCAAGTACTTGTATAATACGATGTCAACAGCTCGATTGTAGAACTTTTCAAATTCTGTGTTATCCATCTTTGCAAACGAAATGCTTTTCTCTTTTACTAGCGTATATTCGCCGTGCTGCACTAGAGAAGCAAAGCCTAAATCGAGTTTTATAAGAGTAAGCATATCCTCGAGACTATATACGTTGTGGTCTCGAACTATCCACTCTGGTAAATTGTCGAATGTTAGTCGAACGAGTGCAAAGAACTTTTTATGAAATTCGTAATTGCGAGGTTTTGTTATTTTGCAAAGTACCGTTTCGCCAATCTTGAGACGTTTTTTTTCGTCCAGGTCGGAGTCGTACATCGGCGCTAAGCCCATCGATGTTACGCGGCAGAGAAATTCCATTTCGTTTATAGTTTTATCTCAAAGTGAAAAGCACCAATATTGAAAAGCTAACTCTTCGTATTTTTCGCGACCACGATTATATATTTTATCACCTCGATTTATGAACTTCTTGAATACACAAAAGTTCTTTTTACTGATAGCGTATATAAAATCTCGCTCCGAACCTGCAATATCCATATACCATGCTCGCGACCTGTCCCAGTCGAAAACATCTATAGATTCTTCGAACTGATTCTGTGAAGTTGCAGAAGTTGTTTTGAGGTCGCCTCCAAAGCCCGCCATATTGAAAAACCAATCCCATTTGCAACGGGTATCGAGTGTGAATGGAAAATTGCCATATTCAAATCGCTGCGACTTGTTAATCATGACACGTTGTGTTTCTGCTAGTTTTAGAACATTTGCAAGAAACATATCTCGTTCAGACTCTCTGCGCAAGGCGCATTGCATTTCCGCGGCCCATGCAAATTCTTCTTCTGTGTATTGTGTATCGTCAACCGTGTTTCTATAATAATTCACGCGGTCCGGTTCGGTTATAATAGCGTCTACCAAATTACCCGCGCGAAAAGCAGCTTCTTTATCACCACGTTGCATTGCAGGATGGACAAGATTTTTTAAAGCAGTGAGGTCGGAGTTGCTGACCTCGCTGCGATTATAATATTCGTCGGGATTATGATTCATTGCTATTTTGCTTTTACATCATCCTCGTATAGAATATGCTCGGATTTAATGAACACTGGATTTGCTTTGTCATTCGCTAACTTTTCACAGAAAGAAAGCTGCTTTTTGAAGACTTTGGAAAGCTCCTCGACTGACATTTTCTGCCCCTCCTTGGCCCACCATGTAGAAACAATCTGCATGAAAGCGTCGGAGTTTAGAGGAACTAGCTTCTTTTTTACGCTGGTCTTCGGTTGATAACCAGCGACTTCCGCTTGTGCCCTATCAAACAGCCCACCAATATGTCCGACTTGTCGTTGAATTTCTGCTTGCTTTTTTCGCTCTTCTTCCTGATGGCGCAAATCTTCTTCACGCCTCAAACGCTCTGCAGCTTCTTTTTCTTCCATCTCGCGTCGTCTACGTTCGGCCTCTTCCGCGTTGGATTTTGCAATTTCTTCCAGTTCTTTGCGCTTAGACGGAAAACGCTGCGAATAGTTGTCGATTTGCTCTTTAAGAGTTCTTGTATAGATTTCAGCAAACGTTTGAGAAAGAGAGTTGATGACATTCTCTTTTATAGACTTTATATCGTCGGATGACAACTCTAAATGCGCAGCTGGCCCTGGAAGATTTTGCAACCAACCTTCAGGAAATACTGTTGCAAAATCTTCTATCTTATTTTGATTGTCGGAGAAATTCTCCAGAGTTGTCGCAACGAATATTTCCGATATCTTATTTATCTTCGAGTTGAGCATTTCGTTGAAACAATCTTGATAGTAGCTTTCTACGTCAGCTCCGAAACTCTTAATAGCTTGCTCGTGTCGTTGCCGACGCAGAATTTCCTGTTGTCTGCGTTCTTCTTCTGCTCTTTTCTTTGCTGCATATTCATTGCGAAGCTGCTGCAAACGATACGGTACAGAATTTTTCTTTGTCGGGTCAACATCGTTCTCTATCTGTATGAATTGCGAGCGTATCTCGTCGAACAACTTTGTAACAGGTGAGCGTTTGTCGTTCATCTTACGAACTGTTTTACGAGCTCTCTCTAGAAAGTTTGCTGCTTGAAGGTCTAGCTCGTCATTCATACCTTGCGTTTCTATCGCTTGAAGAATCGACGTACCGACTTCTATACATCGATTGTGCGATATGATATTCTCGTCATATGATTGCGGTGCAGCCGAAATTATCGACCGTATGTTTTCTGACTTTATTATTGTTATTTCGTTCATTTCCGTAAACTGTGTTAGTTACTCTATATTGATTTTCTAAAATGCACCATCGTCTTCTTGTGCATGCTGCGGGTCTACGGTCACACCTGCAGACATGTCAGGCGGATTCCCATAAGGTTGTGCTTCTTTCTGCTGGTCTGCGAATTGACCTTTTGCGTCTTCAACACCGTACATATCTTCTATTGACGTAGGCTCATCGGCTTGTTCGGTTTCGAGTTCCGTACCTTTACCTATACGTACTTTAGGATAAGATTTGAATGCATGCTTAATAAGCTTTGCTATTAGAAAGCCGGTGTCAATGTCGCCGTTATTGGAGGTGTAGAGCGGATTAGCAGAATTTTCGTATTGTCGAGTTTGCGCGTTCCATTTCTTATTCTGTTTAGCAGAATAAGATTCTAATCTAGACCAATCTTCAGGATACATGACAGCATAATCAGTAGACCCGTCAGGGCGAACGATTCGCATAAAAGCTGCGACAATCTTCTTGTTGTCATGCGGTAGACGACATGTGTAGGATACAGTCTTTTGCCCACCGATGTCAGTAAAACTGAATTCGTCACCCTCGTAGACTATTACAGGATTGTCAGCATATCTAATTTGACCATTACAAGCACGAAGAACGAGCTCGCCATATCCGGAAACCGACAGAACAATGCGACTTTCGTATGTGTTATATTTCTTTCCGTCAGAACCTATAGATTCTCCTGCTTTGAAGTTGCGAATCATTAGATAGCATAGAGCGCGAGCTCCGGGTTCTAATGACAAGCCGTTTATAGCAAGGTCTATAAAGGCGGTGAAAATTGAAAATTTCGTTGCAGCCAATAGACGTTCGTCAGCAGAAAGAATCCTATTAAAAAAGATGCTTTCGCGCTCGTAGACGGCTTCGCCCCTCTCGCCACCCCATAGAGTGTCATAGATTTGAATAAAGCGCTTACGCACTTTTTCATCTTGTACTATTTGAGTCGGTTTCAACTTCTCGAGTTCGCCGACTGTTAAAAGAATGTTACTCATAATCGAATATTTTTAATTTGTGAATATTTGTGACCGGTAGAGGAATCGAACCTCTATCTCCCTGCGTAAATAAGTCTATGAATACACATGAAGTTTGAGAAACAGTTTGCTCTAACCAATTGAGCTAACCGGCCAAGAAAAACCGACGATGTTTCGCAACAGCGTCGGAAAATTTTTATCAAACATAATGAGCAAGAACAATTCTATAATTGTATATGTGAACATGCGATGTCTTTGCAAACAACGTCTGATTTGAACCTCTAAAAACCCGAACATCGTTTCACAACGATATTCGGGAGAATCATTAACATCAACTTAAATCAATTAAAAACTAAGTGTGAAATCTGAAATTGGTATTTCGGGTTGCTCGTTATCTTTACGAGCTTTTGTTCCCTTGCGTGTTCCGATGTGTACGCTTACAACCTTATTATATAAGGTAAGGGAATTGCACTTTATGTAGTACCGAGACATGCTCGGTTGGAAGTTGTTTATACTACTAAGCACAAATGTGCTCCAGCCTTTGGAAACGCTTCGGGTGGTTACTGCCTGTAGCCCAGATTAGCATCACGTCTCGCTATGTATGGTTTGAGGCTGTCGCCTTGCGAGGTCAGTGTCCTAGCACATAGTGCTATTTAAAGTTGTTGCCGTGGGTGGAATCGAACCACCTCTTTTTCCTTTGAGTACCGATTTAAAAGGAAACGTGCATCCTTTACACTACACGGCTTCGAAATGAATAAGATATATAGCCTTAGATATCTTCGTCGTAATCGTCTTCGTTATCCCATTCATCAGGATATTTCATCTTCCAGGTCGCGATAATGTCGTTCCAGTCTGGTAGAGCTTCGTCTATTGCGTCTGTCAAGGCTGGAAATTCCCGGCCTTTTGGGTCATCGACGTATATCTCATGAGAGTTGTCTTTGTAGATATTTATATGCAAATCGCCTACGCTAGTTTTTACAACTGCCTTGAAATCGTCTAGATTCATGTCACCGCAACTCAAATCAGCTTCAGCGGAAGAAATGAGAGCTTCGACACAGTTAGAGACAATAGCATGAGTACTCATTTTGCATTGTTTGTTGCGACATATGTCGCTGCGTTTACTTCTATTTCATCTAACGTTGGCACTTTTTGAGCGAGCATCCAGTTTTCTATTTCTGACTTTCTGAAAAAAGTCTTGTTACCTTGCTTATAGTGAGGTATCTTGCGCTCGCTCACAAGATGTCGAATTCGACCTACTGAAAGACCTATCATTATTGACAGTTCGGATGTTGTTAGAGCGACTTTCGAACTAAACATAATTAGTTGCTCTATGCGCTTTAGTTGTTCTGTTATTCTCATCTTCTCGTTACTCATCTATATCGTTAATTAAATTGCTGTTTCGCCACTTTTTAAATAATAGATAGCATGTAGCTCCGGCGATGAAGCCTACAGCTTTTGAAATCAAAAGCTCAATGAACCAAGTTGTGCTGTCGTCTGCTGGAACAGAAAGAACACCAATCATTGATATAATCATAAGTGCAAACAACACAGCGAGGCAACAATAATTTTGAAATCTCTTAGACATACTTACTTCTTCTTGTTTGATTCTACTTCTGGAAAAAGATAGTCCGGGTCGCATTTGAAAGCTCGACCGATTATATCTCTGATAATCTTTTCGGGAGTCTGACGTCTTTTCGGTTTCGACCACTGATTAACTGTGAATCTCGAACGTCCGCACATATCTGCAACTTTTTTGACGAATAGCCGAGACTCTTTCAATGTTGAATGCCGAAGACGCAATTCTCTGAATGTAATTTTCTCCATATCTTGTTTTTATTATATTTGCAACCCGTCATTGAACGGTTGCGATGCAAAAGTAACTCTTAATGGGTTATTAAGCAAAGATCGCATACTCAAAATGGGTTATTTAATTCTTTTTAAGAGTTGAAAAAATGGCTAAGATTGGTACACAACTACGAGAGTATTTTGAGAATCAAGGAATTACTCAAAAGTATATTGCCGAGAAACTCGGGGTAAAACCTCCGTATATCACCAAAATATTGAATGGTGAACGCGAGATTGGTAAGAACCAGGCTGACAAATGGGTTTCCCTTTTTGGGTTCTCTAAGGCCTGGCTTCTCACAGGCGAAGGTGAAATGCTTAACTCTTCAAAGTCGCACAAAGAAGAACCTTCAGTACCGGTGATTAGCTACACATCCGGTCGACCGTATTATAATATAGATTTCATAGGAGGGTTTGATATGGTGTTTTGCGATTCACCAATAACTCCAGAATACAATATAGATTTTGCGCCGTACAATCGCGATGGTGTTGTCTGGTGTAACATCACCGGAAATTCAATGTCACCGAGAATATCGCATGGCGATATCATCGCAATAAAAGAGGTTGTCGATTGGCAAAACTTTTTAATAATGGGTGAAATCTATGCCTTAGTAACGACAACTGATTTACGCACGGTAAAAATCATTCGCAAAGGCTCTGACAGTACTAAATTTCGACTAGTACCCGTAAACAAAGAAGAATACGATGAGCAAGAAATATCAAAGAGCTTGATTTTGCGTATATTTGAGGTCGTAGGCTGCATGAAAAGAATTTAACGTGATAAATAAATGAGTGAAGCAAACGTACAGTTTATAATATTTTGTCTAGTAGTGCTTTTTGCGCTTATTCTCATGACGCGGTATTTTGTTCAATCTGACGCCGCAAGAGCTGCAAAGAGAAAGGAACAGGAAGATGCCTCGGCGGTCGCTGCAAATCCTCCACCTTTCACTAAAACTGAACCAACATCCGAGAAGGAAGAAGAACCGCCGTTTGACTTAGAAGCAGACAAGCGCGAGGTGATTAGATTTGAAGATAAAGGTGCATATATAGAGATTTCGCTAAAAGCTCCGCCTCCAGGATATCAAGTACCGAATTTTCCGTACAAGATATTATCATATGAGTTTAAAGAAAGGCGAGAAGTGCAAGCTAACAGCGTTGTAGGTCGCGTCATAGCTTTAGACAATTTACCAGGAAGTCGGTTTATCTTCAAAAAAGAAATATATGCTCTAGAGATTAGAAGCTCAACAGATGGTTTTTTATTGCCTATAAATCATGGTTGGCATCTAGATTCCGACGATGTTGGATATACTGCGATTGCGCGTATATATCACGATTTAGATATGCTTATAAAAGATAGCTGCAAGTATAAAATAAATATCGCTCGCGACAACTATATTAACACTCCAATAATAGAAACAAAAGAGTTTCAATACGCATTCAGCACGAGTAAACATGTCAGCAATAGATTGCTCATACATGATGGCAGCGAAAATTCGGTATATATTTCTCTCGAATACGCTGACAATAAGCACTATCTTTGGTTTGAATATTCAATGCTCAATATTAAAATAAAATCGAATTTCTCACTTTTATTATTGCTAGAAGACCGAAAGACAATATCTCTCAATGGTTGTATTCGACCGATAAAAGTTAGCTCTAAAACTTTCAAAACTAGATTTATTTTGACTACTGAAAATATCCAGACTCTTTGCGATTACAAGATATTAAAGATTGATTTGAGAAATGATGAGAGCGTATCGGTGCTGCAATTGTCTGACATATATTTTCCAGGAATTGACAATATCTACATCTCACCGACTGACGTCTTTCAGAATCTAGCACGTGACTACTATGCTGCATTTTTAACTCTAGATATAACTGATGAAGAGTCAGTGACAAATACAGACACTGAAAAAGCATGCTATCTCTATCTAATGCATGATTTAGCTAATGGATATTACAAAATCGGCATTTCTAACAATCCAAGATATCGAGAACGTACCTTGCAAAGCGAGAAACCGACTATCGATTTAGTGTTTTCTAAAAAATATCCTAGCCGAAAAATTGCCGCGAGCATAGAGTCAGCCTTACACAACGCCTACAAAGCGAATCATATTCGCGGCGAGTGGTATGCGCTGACCGGTACCGAGGTTGATATGATAAAAGGTATTTAGACGAACTGTCAACATATCGTTTTACAATATATTTGTTTCCTGTTTGTTACTTGACTTTCTGTACTAACTCACAAAACATCTAGTAACTAAATGAAAACATGCGACTTGCAGGATAAAAACTTAAGCTCTTACTTATATCAATCAAAAGCCCTGCACGCTCCGAGATGGATGCGTGCAGGGCTTGCCGTTTTTTTTTTTTATCGGCTCGGGTTTGTTGCCGATTCAAACTCGCGAAGGAATCGCACGTCGTTCTCGGAGAAAAGTCGAAGGTCGTTTACACGATATTTCAGGTTTGCTATGCGTTCAACTCCCATTCCGAAAGCGTAACCGGTGTATATGTCGGGGTCAATGCCACAAACGGCAAGGTCGTGCGGGTCGGTCATTCCGCAGCCCAGAATTTCAACCCATCCGGTGTGTTTGCAGAATCCGCACCCTTTACCTCCGCATATATTGCAGCTGATATCGAGCTCGGCGCTTGGTTCGGTGAAGGGGAAATAGCTTGGGCGTAGGCGTATTTTGGTATTTGTTCCGAACATTTCGCGGGCAAAGGTGAGGAGCACTTGTTTCAGGTCGGCAAAGCTCACACCTTTGTCGATGTAGAGCCCTTCAACCTGATGGAAGAAGCAGTGGGCTCGCGCGCTGATAGCTTCGTTGCGATAAACTCTTCCTGGGCAGAGCACTCGGATTGGAGGTTCGTTGGTCGACATGTAGTGTGCTTCGTCGTTTGTGGTGTGACTTCTTAGTAGCACATTTTGTGTTATGTTGCTGTCGCGTTCTATGAAGAATGTGTCTTGCATGTCGCGTGCAGGATGGTCGGCTGGGAAGTTCAGCATTGTGAACACGTGTTCGTCGTCGTCTATTTCGGGCCCTTGGAAGAGTATGAATCCCATGCGAGCGAAGATGTCGATTATTTCGTCCTGAACGAGTGTGAGCGGATGCCGGGTGCCTAGTTTGATAGGGTAGGGCGTGCGCGTGAGGTCGGCATCGACGTCTTGTGTTTTTGTGCTCTGCAGCGAATCGCGCAGAGCGTTTATTTTTTCCTGTGCTTGCTGTTTGAGTTCATTTATTTTGATTCCTATAGTTTTTTTCTGGTCGGCTGCAACGTTTCTGAACTCGCTCATAAGTGCATTTATTTCGCCTTTTTTGCTGAGATATCTCAATCTCAGTTGTTCAACTTCGTCGGCGTTATTAGCCGAAAGCTGGCTCACTTCTTTGAGCAATTCTTCGATTTTGTCTATTAACATATTGATGTTTGATTGATTGCGTGCAAAGGTAGCATTTATAATCATACCGTGCCAGGAGGTTTTGAGGCGAAGAGTCGAGGTTTTTGGTGCGTCATAAATATGCTTCTTAAGCAT